ATTAATACTACCAGCACTTAAAGCAATAGCTATAGAATTTGTTGATTGATTACAATTACCAGCATTATAACCAATTGCTATAGCATTTAAACCTTGGTTTGATCTACCTGCATCTCGGCCCAACGCGATAGAATGGTCATTTTGAGAATTACATCCCGCATTTTGACCAATAGCGACTGTATTATGACCTTGATTACAAGCACCAGCATTACAACCTATAGCGATTGCTTGAGTTAATTGATTAGTCTCACCGGCATTATGACCAATAGCGATAGAACCTGTTGCTTGATTACTTCGTCCTGCTTCTGTGCCTATAGCGATAGAATGTAAATATTGATTAGTTTGACCCGCATTTGAACCGATAGCGATTGGGTTCATATTAAGTGAAGATGATACGGATATAGTTCCTGTAGATATATTATTAAAACTACCAGATGTAGCATTTATGTTACCAGATAAGAAATTACCATTATTAATAGTAGGATTGTTTAGAGTAGCATTTGTTAATGTTTCTCCTGATAAATCAACTCCAGATAAATCAAAGTTTATAATAGCAAACCCATTCATATCTAAATTAGCATTTGCAGGATTTTTAGCGGTAAGAACTTCTAAATTTGATACACGAGTTTCTAAATTCCAAGAAGAAGCCATATTTTATATTATTATAATAGAAAATAATGAACATTTTAAAAACATTAACAACTCCTATGGGCGATGATGATATTGAAAAGTATCTTAAAAATGCAATCGTGATTAAGTATAGCGAATTGAAAAATTACAATAACATAGAAGATTTACTGAAGTTGCCAAAGTCATATGCTATTTTATTATATGAAAATGAACCGAATAATGGTCACTTTTGTTGTATAATGAGAGATAAGTATAATAATATAGTTTATTTTGATAGTTATGGACACGCACCAAGCGAACCTTTATTATGGAATTCAAAAGAACAAAATATACAACTTGGACAAGATAAACCGTATCTTAATATATTATTAGATAAAACGGATTTACCTGTTTATTATAATGGATATCAATTTCAAAATGATAATAGTGATATAGCTACTTGCGGTCGCTACTGTGTATCAGTTATAAAAGCAATGAAAGAAGGTATTTCATTAGCAGAATTTATAAAAACATTTAAAACATTACAAAAACGTCTCAATGTCAAACCTGATTTATTAGTTTCTAAAGTTATTATATAAAGATGTCACTTTCTCAAATATTTTTTCAAAATGGTTCTAATGTTGGATTATATAAAACAATACCAACATATACATTTGATATATCTGGTTCTTGTAATGTATCTGGTAAATTATTTTCTGGAGAATTAGATGTTAATGATTTATCTGTGAATACATTAAGAATTAATTCTGGAACTGTTTTAAATGAATTAGATGTTAATGATTTATCTGTTAATACATTAAGAATTAATTCTGCAAATATAAATGACTTGTCTGTTAATACATTAACAACAGCTCAAGGTATATATTCTTCTATTTCGTCACCTCAATCAGGTATGATGGGACACGATATATATTATCAACTACAATCACAAGTAAATATTCCTTTTTTTAATCAACCTGCCGCAACAGTATTAAGTATTACATTACCAAAAGGAGTATGGCTATTAATACCAAATATTAATGTTCAAGTTAGTAATCCGGCACCTCCATTTCTAACCATTTTTTATATTACTTTAGTTAATATTAATACAAGCGCAGTTCAAGAATATTATCAATATGATTATTATCAAGGTGGTGGGGATGATTTTATATCACTTCTCGCTATTCCATCTAAAATAGTCAAACCATCATCTACAACAACATATAATTACAATGTTTCATCAACCGCTAATCCTAATACTGCTGGATGTGTAGCTGTTGCTACAGGTGGTATTTTAGATAATGTTAAAACATCATTAACAGCAGTAAAATTGGCATAAGTTTCCCTTATTTTTTTCAAACATTATAATATAAAGATGTCATTAAGTCAATTATTTCCTAATAATGATTTTAAATCATTAAATTTAAATGGAACTGTATCAGGTCAGGTTGGAGACGAACACGTAAATTTGGGGTCTGGAGCTGGTTCAATCAATCAGGAAGATAATACAATTGCTATAGGTTTTCAAGCTGGAGGAGAAAATCAACGATGTAATGCTCTTGCTATTGGTTTAAATGCTGGTAGATATTCACAAGGAACTAATGCTATTTCTATTGGTGCTTCTGCCGGTTGTAATAATCAAGGTTCTCACGGTGTCGCTATTGGTTTTTTAGCAGGTAACAATAATCAAGCTGAAAGTGCTATTGCTATTGGCAATAATGCTGGCCGAACCGGACAAAGTGTTCAAAGTATAGCTATAGGCTATGCTGCTGGTTCTAATGAACAAGATGAATATGCTGTAGCTATTGGAGCTAATGCTGGAGCTTCATTTCAAAGTTCAGGTGCAATAGCTATAGGTTTTAATGCTGGTGTAAATACTCAAGGTATAACTGCTATTGCTATCGGTAATGAGGCTGGTCGTTCTAATCAAGGAAGACAGGCGATAGCTATTGGTGAAGGAGCAGGCTATTCTAATCAGGGTTCAAACTCTATTGTTATTGATGCTGGAAGTTCATTCGGTAATTATATTAATGGGTCAGCAAGTAAATGTTATATAAGACCACTTGGAACCGGAGTTGCTACTAATGCTGTTCAATATAATCCAAGCACATATGAAGTTTTCTATGTTACGTCATCTCAAGATAGTAAGAATTCTATTGCTGATTTAAGTGTTGATACTTCTGCTATTTATAAATTACAACCTAAAACCTATGTTTATAATAGTAGTCCCGAATATGGTAATCAAATTGGTTACATTGCTGAGCATACCGCGTTGGTTGATCCAAAGCTGGCCACATATGAGTCTCCAGTTAAAGATAAACCTATTAATATTAATTGGAATGTTCTTACAGTATATTTAGTTGAAGAAGTTAAAAAATTAAGACAAGAATTAGATGCATTAAAACAGAAGTAAGACCCAGAGATTTTTTATATCAATATTATATAAACCAAGGATGTCTCTTTTATTAAATCAAAGTATAGATAATACACCGACTCATTCATATCTTAATATTCAAATCACAAATAACTCACAAACAGATTTAAATCCTCAACCTGTTAATTTTCAAGATATTCGTTCGTCTTCTTTCTTACAGAAACCAAATGATTATTATATGTCTATTATTAGATTTTCATTAGATAGTCCATCATTACCAGTATTCATTCCTCAAATTGAAATTGGGCAACCTGATAGAAATAAGACTATATATACTTGGACAATGACGTGTTTAAGTGGTTCTACTGTTCTAATAAGTCAATCAAACGTAATGTGGGAAACTCAAGATAAGTCTATTCCATTACCAGCTCAACCAACAACGCAACAAGAAGATAGTCCATATTATTATTGTAATTCATATCAACATTTTTATAAGAAGATAAATGATTGTCTTGCAAGTTGTTTAGCAGGTCTTACATCTCAAATTGTAGATCCATCAAGCTCAAAACTAACTGCAAAAGCACCATTTTTTCAATTTGACGTTAATAATCAAACCGCTATATTAAATTGTGAGGTTACTCAATATTTAAATACTCTCCCAAATCCAATTAAAATATATTGTAATGGTCCAATGTGGAACTTGATTTCTTCTTTTGAAGCTATTCAATATAATTTATCTCAAGGAAGAGAATATGAACTTACAATACGAAATATAGATGGAACAAATATTTTACAAATTGTCAATCCTATTGTAACACCACCAAGTCCTCCTACAGTATTGTATATCGCTGTTCAATCATATCAAGAGTATTCAACAACGGCTTTATGGAATCCTGTTAAGAGTATTGTTTTTACATCAACATTACTTCCAATTGAACCAACTCAAATTGCAACGCCATTAGTTTTCAATAGTAATGTTGGTTTTACTACACCATCAAATAATAATAATAACTTTAGTGTTATTTTAACAGATATGGTTGCTGATACTACGGATAAAGGTAGCGGATATAAACCTATGGTATTGTATAATCCGCAAAGTGAATTTAGATTGATTGATTTAAATGGAACTGCTCCTGTTAATAGTGTAGATATTCAAATCTTTTGGTTGGATAGATTTAACATTCTACATAAGTTTTTTCTTTGGTCAGGAGGTTCAGCAAATTTGAAATTGATGTTTAGAAAGAAAAACTTTAATCGGGGATATTAAGAAAACTATGTTATCCATTAATTTTTTTTATAATTCTATATTATAGAAAGAATTATGTCACTTCAATTTGATTTAGTCCCTGTTAAAGATAGCCGTTTATTAGTAAAGGGTAATGATTTAGCTTTCGCTGTTCAAAGTGGTGGTAGCTCCATTAATGCTACTACATTTCCAGCAAATTCATCCTCAACATCACAAATCACTTTTACTATAAATGTTCCAAGTTTAACAACTGGTTTATCACGTCGTATTGTATTTTCATCAAAAGTAAGATTTTCTCTTACCGGTATTCCTTCTAATGGTGCCTATTTATGGGATGCTTCAACTGCTAATGGTGCTTTAGCAGCTATGCCCCTACAAGGTGGTTTGGTTTCAACTATGAGCATTCAGCTCAATAATACCACTGTTAGTCTCGCAACGAGCGATATTATGAGCGCCTTCCTACGACAATTGTCAAAAGAGCAGACATTAGGTATTAACGGAACTGTTCCTTGTATTCCTGATAACTGTCGTTCATATGCGGATTTTACAAATGCTACTAATAACGTTTTGGCAGGATTCAATAGTTCATCATTAAACGATGAATATATTGGTCGTGGTTCTTATCCTGTTACTGTTATTTCAAATCCGGTTGGTGATGGTGTCAATAGCCGCACAACGGTTTTGGAAGTTGATTTACGTGAAGTTTGTATTGTTAGCCCATTCCAGTTTGATGCTCACGGTGCTTCGTCTGCATTATTTGGTTTAAATAATGTTCAAATTACATTGAACTTGAATTCTTCACCTGTTAATTTCTGGAAGAGTAACGGAACACAATTAGCATCTGGCGGTTTAGCTGTCAATGTTGTATCATATACAAACCCAGTAGTATTATGTGAATTTATTTCTCCACAATCAACAGATTTAGCACGTATGCCTTCAATATGTTCTACTCCATATTTAGGTGTTGCTCGTTATGTTACTGGTAGTTTTACAGCATTATCCGCTGGTCAAACAGGTGTTCAATTACAATCTGCTAATCTCCAGCTTAACGGCATACCTGATCTTATGGCCGTATTTGTTAGACGTTCAGTAAGCACACAATCAGCAACTACGGCAGATGCTTTCTTAAGTATTCGTAATATTTCGTTATCCTGGGGAAATCGTTCTGGACTTCTTGCATCCTACACCCCAGATATGTTGTTCGCAATGAGTAAGCGTAATGGTAATGTAGGACAAAATTATTTAGAATTTGACGGAAAAGCAAATTTAACTACTGCTACTTTTACAGGTGGTAATGTTAAGGCTCTAACTGGTTCATTATTATTAATTCAACCTGTTATTGATTTTGGTGTTGAACCATATGAAAGTAACTCAAGTTACGGTCAATATAACTTACAATTCACCGTTACTGTTGATAATTATGGCGCTGATAGTTTCACTCCTGAAATAGTTTTAGTAACATATAGCTCAGGAATTTTCCAATCACAATCAGGTTCATCTGCTTTATTTGAAAATATTCTATCAAAAGCACAAGTATTAGAAGCTGCTGAAAAAGAACCAATTACTACTTTAGAATATGGTAGAATGCTTGGATCGGGAATAATGGACAAACTAAAGAGTGCTGCTATGTATGTTCATCGTAGATTATTACCAAAAGCAAAAGAATTATTAGCAACTTCATCACATCCATACGCACAAAAAGGCAAACAAGTTTTAGAATCATTAGGTTATGGTAAAAAGAAAGACTCACGTTTAATGTAGTAATATTATAAGAATGGATAACGTAGAAACTTCAATAATTTCAGGTAGTTTTACTTTTGGA